ATGAGAATAACCGTCACAAAAGGCCCTCTATTTCATCAAGCAGAAGCCAGGGCTTACAAGTACCTAAGCGGCATCTTAATTAAACGAATGAAAGAGCATCAAGAAAAAATTGAAAGAGAAAAGAAAGAATTAGTTGCTTCTTCATCATGATACCCATTTTAAAATTTTCTAGCTGTTCTAACTTGGAAAAAGTTCTTAACCAGAACAAAGGGGGTGAGGAAGTTGAGGTTGGGGGTAGTGCTCCGACAAGCAAGGAAAAGAGCTGGGATGTCCCAAGAGAAGCTGGCTGAATTGTTAAGTCGCTCAAGGAGCTGCATATCAAAATTTGAGAATGATCAAAAGATGCTTGATGTTCCTACATATGTACGGTGGATGGAAGCGACAAATGCAAAAGAAGCCATGATCGCAACCTTATGTGGTGTCGATCCACTTGCGGTCACGCAGCAAATTACAGCCATTATGGCTTTGTTTGGAGGATGAAGATGAGAAAAGCGATTTTCAAGAGTATTGATCACGAAGGGATAACAGCTGAAATGATCTGTATTGAACAACTACAAAAAAGATTAATGAAAGCATTAGAGAGTGCTGATATAGATACGGCATTAGCAGCTCACAAAGATATGGCTAAATCATTAAACCAAATTCAGCGTTACGAAAGTCAAGCTAAGGTTCATTTATTAAAACAGGCTGCGAGGATTACAAAAATCAAATATCCAAAATCACTAAAAAATAGATTGAGAGGATTGATCTAGATGAAATATTTGTTCACAGCAAGTCGCTTAATGAAGGCGAAAGATATCGTGAAACAATGTCAGATGCGTCATACAGAGGAAGGGCTCATTTTATTAGCCGCTCTGGAATTACAGATCAGAACGGAAATAGAAAACAGAAAAAAGCAGCAAGCTCCGACACTTACTGCTTAAATCATTTCAAACCATGAATAACAAAATGATCGATCTCATTATAGCGTTATTTAGAGATCACGACAAGGCTTATTCTTGTCGTCCGGCTTGCGGATGTGACAGTGCACACCTACCCCCTCAAATCATGCTCCATCCGCGGTCGGACGATGCGAATAAGCATCAAATAATGTGCTAAGGAGGAATGAAGCCTTGAGAACTAAACCAGTTATTAAACCTTTCAGTGAGAGACAGTCTGATCAGTTCTATCTATCACAAGTGAATGGATCAATTGTGATGACTAACAAAGGTAAGCCAATGTTCCAATTTCCTGATAAACAAGCCTTTGAGAAATTTCAACAACTAAAGGCAGATGCGATTCGCTCAAAATTAGAGATTTCTTGATTTCATATCAAACAAAAGAGGAGGGAAGAAGATGAATATTGAGCATCCGATCATCACAGAGATCAATAGATATGGCTATCCAAAAGATATGGTGAGGCAAGAAGAACACTTTGGAATTGATTTTTATGGGTCAGAAATTTTGCTAGAAGATGACTATGTTGAGGATAAAAATTCGGGTGAACTGATCTTGCGAGAAAATTTAGAACGATATCTTGCAGAGGAGCTTGATTTTGAATTTAAAACAGCAAAATAAAAGAGTTCACTCCCACAAGTGAACTCATCTAAATAACCAGACACAGAATAAGGTGTCAACCACTATTATAAGCAGGTTGGCACCTAAATTCAATGGGGGTTTCTTATATGAATGGATTGTCAAATGTTGATTACTCAAACTATATGGCAGCTTCACAGCAATCAACAGGAACGTCAGTAACAACTGAAGCTATGGTTAGTCGGCAGGCACAGGAAGTACAAGCAGCTATGGTCATAGCAAAGAAGTTTCCAAGAGACGTTTATGCTGCCTTTGAACGAATCAAGAAAGCATGTGAGCGTAGGTTATTAGCTGAGAATGCTGTCTACGAATATCCACGAGGTGGCACAAAGGTATCAGGTCCTTCAATTCGTCTGGCTGAAGCTTTGGCACAGAATTGGGGGAACATTGATTACGGAATCATGGAACTTGAACAAAAAGCAGGAGAATCTTCTGTTATGGCTTATGCATGGGATCTCGAAACTAATACTCGCCAGACCAAAATATTTACGGTAAAGCATGAACGTAAAGCTAAAGGAGCAATTACAAAGCTTAATGATCCAAGAGATATCTATGAACTGGTTGCAAACCAAGGTGCACGTCGCGTTCGTGCGTGCATTCTCGGAGTGATACCAGGAGACATTGTTGATGCAGCAGTTGATATGTGTCAAAGAACGCTGATTAGTGGTCATAAAGAGCCTTTAGAAGACCGTTTAAGAAAAGCATTAACAACATTTAAATCTGATTTTGGTGTTACGAAGGAAATGGTCGAGGAATATGTGGGGAGCAAATTAGATGCCTTTACTGAGCAAGATTATCTCAAAATAGGACGCATCTACACTTCACTTCGTGATGGAATGGCAAAGAAAGAGGATTATTTCAACGTCAAAACTTCAGGAGCTACTAATGCCACAAAATCCAAAATCGAAGAAGAGTTTTTAAAACAGCAGGAACAAAAAGAAAGTGCTGAAAAGGCTGGTGAGCCAGCAGATGATGATTCCGACAATCAACAAGGAGAATTACTACTCTAACGAAATCGACCAAGTTTATATGTCGAATTCTCAATATAAGAGTTTCTTAGAGTGTGAGGCGGCTACAATGGCAAAACTCAACGGTGAATGGCAGCCGCCGTCCTCTGAGGCTCTACTCTTTGGTCAATACGTCCATGCATGGCTTGAAGGAGATCAGGCCTTTGATGAATTCAAGAGGAACACACCTGCTCTATTTACACAAAAGGGCCAGCTTTATAAACAATATCAATTGGCTGATCTCATGATTGAAGCTATACAGAATGACGATTTGTGCATGTTTGTTCTTCAAGGAGATAAAGAAGTGATCATCACAGCTAAATTGTTCGGAGTGCCTTGGAAAGGAAAACTCGATGTGTACAACCCAGCTGGTGGGCGTTTTGCTGATCTTAAAACGACTCGCTCTCTTAGAGAAAGAATATGGGATCAAGAGCTTGGCTATTGTTCATTTGTAGAAGCCTATGGATATATTGCTCAAATGGCTCTCTATGCAGAATTAGAAAGACAGAAATCAGGGCGTAGTGATTGGTTAGAGCCTTTGATTGTGGCTATATCAAAAGAAGATCCACCAGATAAAGCAGTTATCAATATTGATGAGTCAAGGATGGAAATTGAGTTAGAAGATATAGAAAAAAACATGGAGCGGATCGTTCAGGTTAAGCATGGCGGAGAAAGACCGAGAAGATGTGAAAAGTGTAAGTATTGTCGTTCTACAAATCGTCTAAACCGCATCATCCATTTTTCTGAACTGGTGAACAGCTAATGAGGGAGAAGCTAATCATTAAAGTTCCTATTCCGTTTGTGTACCTGTCGTTTTCTAAATCGAATCGCAATCAAGCTTCGTTATTTAGAGCGTATGTAAAGGGTTATATCCAAAGAAATGAGCCAGGTCTTACTTTTATTAGGATAAGTGGAATGTACGCTCTATGTGAGATTAAAAGGCCTTAACTGACGGTGTTGGAGAGGAGGAAGTTATTTGTCTACTGGATGGGTAAAACTGCATCGGAAAATATTAGACCACGAATTATGGAATGACGTGACTACTTTTAGACTGTTCACTTTATTAGTTATGAGAGCAAGTCATCAAGATGGCTTCAAAATGAATGGAGTTGTTTTAAATAAGGGCCAGTACATAAGATCGTACTCAAAACTATGTGAGGACCTCGCTTATAAAGAAGGAAGAGGGCTAAAAAAGCTGTCTAAAAGTACAATTATGCGTTCAATTAAGAAACTTGTTACGAACAACATCATCACTGTTAGCGAAACGGAACTAGGAACACTATTCACCATCGAGAAATACGAGTCATATCAAGAGTTTTCGAGTGATCACGAAACAGAACCCAGAACGGAAGAAGAACCTATCGCAGAACGAAGACGGAACGAAAGCGGTACGAAGTCGGAACTATATCAAGAATTAAAGAATTTAAGAATTAAAGAAGAAGAGGAAGAAGAAAAGAGAGCCTCAGTAGAACATGATCTAACTCCTTTCCAGCAAATCGAAGAAAAGTACTTATCACGAAAAGGTGGGTTGATGTTAACGCCAAAAGATTCAGCTGCCATTGAAAGGATTCTCAAAGAGCGAATCCCACTTGAAGCCATATTGAAGTGGATCGACGAGGTATTTGATCAATATCAACCAAAGCATAGAGCAGACAGTATTAAATCATTTGCATATCTGGAATCAGCGATTCTTGATCGTTGGCATGCACAGTTGCACCAACCTCAGCCTCTTAAAAACAATGTTTCTGAATTTAAACCAAAGCAGCATAGACAAAGTAATTTAGACGCACTGGCTCAATACGCAAAAGAAAATGGGATTAAATTTGGAGGAGGTTGATGTACATGAATCAAGAGCAAGCAATGTCTATCCTAACAAGGATTGCAGCTGCCTATCCAAGGTTTGAACTCACTACAGACGCGATTGGAAAAGAAAGAATTAAACTTTGGCTTGATCACCTAAAGGATCAACCCTATGAACAGGTTTTGAAAAAGATCGATCAGCACATTGCTGAAAAGAGGTTCCCACCTGCTATCGCAGAAATCAAAATCAAACAACCAGAGCAGAATGAATTCTTAGCGAAACAGAAAGCGTGGGAACAAAATGCAAAATTTGCGAAACGTAGAGGCTGAACAGTTTTTATTAGGTTGTATCATCCTTGAGGGTGATCTGATTAAGGAAACGGCACTAGAGTCCAGACATTTTGCTGATGAACGGCATAAGCGGATTTTCGAAGCGATGAGGGAAGTGGACAAGCTAGGTAAGCCTGTTGAATTGGCCAATATCGCTGCATCTATGGGAGACCTTTTAAATTCAATTGGAGGCTTTGAATACTTAACCAATCTTGCAAGTACTGTTCCCTCAAAACATGCTTTCGAGACCTATGAAACATTAATTTATGAGGCTTTTAGACTCAGAGATTTACAAAGTGCTGCTTTAGCTTTTGCTAATGCCCCATGCGATGAGGGGATCACTGAGCTTTATCAAAAGACCATTGAAGTGCAAGAAGTGGGAGTTAAAGCTACTCGGACAAAAATGGATGTTTTGACGGAGATATTCATGAGCATGGAAGAAGATCAAGGAGATCTTACAGGAGTCGACACTGGTCTTGCGGATCTGAATGCTATGACAGGTGGTTGGCAAAAAAGCGATTTGATTATCGTAGCTGCTCGTCCATCGATGGGAAAGACTGCTTTTGCTCTTAACTTAGGTTGTAATAACGCGCTAAAGGGTGGAGTAACTGATATTTTCTCGCTTGAAATGTCAGATACACAGTTAACTCATCGAATGTTAAGCAGCCTTGGTAGAATTGAAGGCACGAAGTGGAGGAATCCAAAAAAGTACTTTAGCGATCAAGATTATGACAGAGCCAACAAAGCTATGGGTGAATACGAAAAATTAGATATCTACATCCATGATCAGCCTACCCAAACAGTCGCAGATATCCGGTCCCAAATCCGTAAAACTAAAAAGGATCACCCTGATCAAAATCATTTAGTGGTCATTGACTACCTTCAGCTCATTACCCCAATCGGTAAGTTTGAGAGTAAAAACTATGAGGTTGGTGCCATCACCAAAGAGCTGAAGAATATGGCGAGAAGCTTTAATGTCCCAATCATTTTGCTATCACAGCTCTCACGTGGAGTTGAACAGAGGCAAGATAAACGTCCAATGATGTCTGATCTTCGTGATTCAGGAAGCATTGAACAAGACGCTGATATTGTTACATTCCTCTATCGTGATGATTATTACAACAAAGATAGTGAACAGAAAAATATAGTCGAAATCATCTTTGCTAAACAGCGAAATGGTGAAGTTGGGACAATAAATGCTGCTTTTATGAAAGAGTACGGAAGGTTTGTAAACTTATCGCGGCAAATGGAAGCCGCTTTATGATACGGAGGATGAACATGTCAAATATTAATAGCAAACAGCGTCGTGAGTACCTTTTAAGCGAATTAACTCGTATTGGATATTTAGCTAGTTTGGACAAGAACCCCGAAAATTTATCACTCTATGAACTTGAAATGCTTGTCATTTCTCTCAAGAGTCAACGTGGCAGCAGGGTGTTAACATATAACGCTAAGATGGAGGCATCTGAATGAAGATAGCATTCACCGTCTACGGAGAGCCAGTTGCACAAGGGCGTCCAAGAGCTACCCATATGAATGGAATGACAAGGTTATACGACCCCAAGAAGTCACGAGACTTTAAGCAATATGTGAGGTTGGCAGCAAGTGATCACCGTCCAGATCAGCTCCTTACAGGTCCACTTGAATTGAAAGTGAAAGTCTATAAATCCATATTAAAAAGCTTCAGCAAGAAAAAAGCAGCAGCAGCCGAAAAAGGCGAGTTGAGACCAGCCAAGAAACCTGATGTTGATAACTACATCAAAGGGATAAAAGATGGCCTGAATAAAGTCATTTGGCAGGATGATAGTCAAATTGTTGATCTGCATGTAAGCAAATTCTATAGCAGTTCACCGAGAATTGAAGTCGAAGTCTCAACTCTCACACCAACCCATGAGGAGGAACAAATATGTCTTTTGTAAATTTTGATGGATCAGTCAAGAAAGTAAATCATAAGCCTAAGGGTGTTACAGAATTGGTCCTTGAAATCTCAACGAAGGATCTAGGAAACAGCATTCAAAATCTTGCTGAAATGATTGATAACGATGTGTGTGTTGAAATTGAGAGCGATGTTGTCCGCTATAACGTGCAGATCAATGCTCACACTGAGCGACCTATCGTAAATTATCAAGTAGACCAGAGCGGCGTGGTTCACATTGCTGAGCCTGAGCCAGAACCAGAACAGTTAGAGGCTGAATTGGGCTTACCTGTAGAAAAACCACAAATTGAAGAAAAACCTATGGAAATTAAACGCGAAGTGGTGGATCAATTCATCCAAGAAGGTATGGCACCAGAGCAAGAAGGTTTCCCAGAGAATATGGCTGACATTGTGAAACGGCGCATTGAGGGTGAATCATACCGCAAATTGGCTTCAGAGCTTGAGATGTCATCCGGCGCAATAGTTGATCTGATCAATGACTACCGAGCTACAGTGGCTCCACTCGCTGAAAAATGGTGGGATTGGAAAGAGGATCAAGCCAACGAAGCTGTGCCGATGCAAAAAAATGAAGAAGCAGCTGATGTAGATTTAGATTCCTCTCAAAGTGTGAAAGACGATTCTGACGGGAATGATCAAAAAGAAGAGGAAGACGGGGCTGCCTAAGATGGCACGCAAACGCTCAAAACGGTGGTTCTTGCTTTATCGCGAAGAGGATGGACAGCGCATCCACCTCTATGAACCACTTAAAAAATATGAACTGCTCAGTCGGATCAGGAAAGGATGGAGGATTATCAGATGAAAAACAAATTCTTAGAAGGAGACTGGATCAAAGCATCAAGGAAAGGCAAAAGAGAAACACTTAACAAAGAAGGTTATGTACTTAAAGTAGCTGAAGATGACATTTTAGTAAGATTCCTTAGTGGCAATACCTTGGTTGTTCCAAAGTCTTGGGCTGAAAATTTGGATGAGGTTCTGACTGAAGTCGATCTGAAGGCTTTGATTGATTTGTCTTTAGATTTAAGGGACGAACACCTCTTTAGAATGTGTGTACGTGATTTGCAAGCTCTTCAGGACAAATAAAAAGAACCGAAGCACAAGGCCCCAGTTATAATGAATCTGCACAATTCATTATAACATGGGAGGCCTTGTGCATGAACTTACCTATTGAAATTATAACTACAAAGAAAATTGAAGAGCATATGGAGTGTGGAAGGGTAAAGCTGCTCATCCTAGACGGAGTTAACCACAAAGCCTATTTATCAGACATTCCTGATTTCGGAAAGACTAGTATTCATTCAAAAAACGGCTTACCTATAAGGATACAGTATGATTATGGATATAAAATGTGAGTATTGTTATATTATGGGTTACATGTTACGATTTATAGGATTTTTGGATGATGGGAGATAATTTAATGAAAGAATGGTTTAAAGAAAACAAATGGATATTTGCTGGGGGAGTTGTGATCGTTGCAGCGATATTAACTCCTCTAGTACTAATACTTACGAGAAATCATTTAGATAAAGATACATTTGCAGCATTAGGACCAGTAGGAGATTTCTTTGGGGGAACAACAGTTGGACTATTAACGTTGGCAAGTATGTTATTTGTTATTGCCAGTATTTCAATGCAAAGAAAGCAACTTGATATGCAACAAGATGAATTAAAAATGCAGAGAGAAGAGCTAGCTAAAACTAGGGAAGAGTTTGAGCTTACAAACAAAACATTAACTAAACAACAGTTTGAGAGTACTTTTTTTAATATGATTAATCTACATCATAACTTACTGAAAGATTTAGAAGGAGGTCGTAAACATATAAGTGTAATGTATGAAAACCTTTATGAAGAATATAAATTTGCAGTAAGCAAGCATTGGGAAGGAAAACTACACTCACTAAGAAAGATCGATCCGGATAGACTTTTTGATTTTTTAGAATCGATGTTTTGGTTTGACAAAAGTCAGGATCTTTTTTTAGAAGAGTTTGGAAACATACTTAGAAATGATGTCCATAATACAATAACTTGGGATGATGAACTTATAAAAAATATGCAAAGAAGCTCTTTGGATGCTGTATGCAAAAACGAAGTTTTTAAGAAAGAACTAGATATAAAACTTAAAAGAGATATTGACAGCCTAATAGAAAAGTATGCAAGTGATCACCAAATACGTTTATTTTTTAAAGAAAGGCATAAAAATCTTATTATATCAGCATATTCAAGACATGCTATTAAGTTAGAGGAAATTTACAATGATTTAAAAGATGATTGGTCAATTTTTCTACTAAATAAAACTAGAGAGCAAACTTTACTGAACCCTTGGTTTTCCCTTAGAAGAAAGGCTTATGAAAAAATGTATAAAGAAATGGAGGAGGAAATAGGACATTATTATAGGAATCTTTATCGAATTATGAAGTTTATACACGATGAACAATTTAGCAATAATTCGAAAGAAAATGAACAAGAAAAAAAGAAATATAGAGGTATACTAAGAGCACAGCTTTCTTCAATGGAATTATTAATGTTGTTTTATAATGTTGTCTATTCAGAAAAAGGAGAGAAATTTAAAGATATCTTAAAGGGTACTAATTTTTTTGATGATCATTTAATAGAGTCTAATTTTCTATGGGCAAATGATAAAGAAGAATTAGCCACTTTAAAATAGATGTGATATGTGTGGTGAATAACCTTGACAGTTGAAGCACTTCACCTTTTACCAGAGATAAATGAAAAGCAGATCCGTCAGACATTAATAAATGAATTGAAGCTTTATAAGGCATTAAAAGTTAAACAAGAGAACTTAGATGAGCAAAAAGCAAATGGCATCTTAACTTTGTTTCCAAAGCTAAGAGATCAAAATGTTTGTTCGGAGCTGAAGGTGCGGCAAATAGAAAGAGCACTAGAGTACAGCTTGGATGAAATTGAACAAGACATTATTCGCATGAAGTACCTTACTTCACGAATGGTTAAAGACCTTGAGGTATGCGAAGAGTTAGGATTAAAGAAAGATCGATATTACAAATTGAAAAAGCAAGCTACGTTTAAACTTTCGACAGCACTTGGAATCATCTGAGTGCTGTTTTTGTATCTTTATTCCTATTTAATGACAAGTTTTGTGTTGGTAAAATTGACCTTGTCAATGAATAGGAAGGAGTGAATTCTGCTGGGGAAGATACTTGATGCAAAAGCACTAACAAGTGCCATGGACGCAAGGGCAAAACACTATCAGGAACTCCGTGAACAAATGGTTGATTTAAAAAAGGCACTACAAGGCGTGGCAAACCTCGGTGATGATTTCACTGGAAAAGGTGCGGATAACATTAAAAGCTTTTATAAAGAACTAGCGGGTAATGTGGACATGTTTATCAGCTTTATTGATAAGCAAAAAGCGTTCCATGAAGGTGTTTCTGGGACACTTGATGATACAAACTTTGGCGGCGACACTTTTGTAGAAGAACACTTTTTAGACAACGCTGTACATATGGGCATCAAAAACGCCAAAAGCATTGTGAAGGATCAAAAAAATGCGCTTAAAACAATTTTTGAAGATATCGATGACCTCATTTCACTGGAGGTATTCGATAGCCAAACCTTTGACGAAAAAATAGAAGATGCGGAAGATGAACGAAAGAAGACAGTAAAAGACTTAATAGAACTTGATCAAAATCTAAAAGATGAATATGCTTTGTCAGAGACGGAGCAACAAGCTACAATGGCTTTGTACTCAGAAATGATGAATGCGACAAATGACGGAAAATCCATTTCACCTATGAATTTTGACAAAAAAGCATTTCAAGATAGTGAAATCTACAAGGCAAAAAGTGATATTGAGAAGCAAACTGCTGAATATCTCAAAATCAAAAAAGAACAAGAAGAAGCCCGCGAGATTGCAAAGGAACAAGAAGCTCTCGCCAACCGTCCTTGGTATGAAAAAGCCCTTGATTATGGGGGAAACATTGTCAATGAACTAACCGGTGTCAATGATGCAAAACGTGCAGCTACGGGCGTCGATCCAATCACAGGAGAAGAGCTCACGGCAGGCCAACGAGTCGCTGCAGGTGGCATGGCAGCTGCCGGTTATATCCCTATCGTCGGCTGGGCAGGACGCATTTTTAAAGGTGGGAAAGCCGTCTATAAAACCACCCAAGCCACTTCAGCCGCAGTCAGAGCGGTCGACATCTACAAGACGTCACAAAAATCTTTTGATGCCTTGAAAATATCTCAAAAAGGCTTATATGGTCTCACCGCCACCAACGGTTTTAGTGAAGCAATTACAGGCCGAGACATGTTTGGAAATAAGATCTCGAAAGAACAACAAGAGGCGAGTATGAATGCTGCGCTTGCAATGCTTTTACCGTTTGGGGCGAAAGGTTTTCAGGGGAAAATGGGTGTAAAGGGAGCTGGCAAGAGCACTGATATCCCTTCTGTTAGAAATAAAGAATTTAATAAGTGGTTTGATAAATTATCAGTCGATGAATTTGAGAAAGCGTGGAATGTTCCTGCTTTGAGAAGTAAAATCGAAGATAGAATTAGACAACCAGGAGGCTACCACGAGTGGCATCTTGTAGCAAGAACACCTCAATTTAAAAAGTGGGATGTGAGTATGGATCGCATAAAAGAATTGAGGACGCTAACTAAAGATGTTGAATTTGTTAATCCTCCTGGACGGCATGGAGGACGGGGCTCTACTAAAGCACATAATGAAATATTGAAAATTATTGATAATGCTCCTGATTATGAAAGTTTTGTTAGAGAGTTAAATGAATGGGCGAGTAAACGAATGAAAAATGGAGTTCAGGATTTACCGGAAGGGCTAAGGAGGTAATACAATGAAAAATGATGTTTCTTTGTGGTTGGGAAACTTTAGTGATTTTGATAAGGTCGAAAATTACACAAAAGTTATGTATAACGATGATGGTGATAGCATTCCATCTGTTTTTGAGAAAGAATTTAAACTGGGTTATTATGATAGGAGTTTAATTGAGAAGGATTGGATTCCAGAAGCTGAAGATGATATAAAAGAACTTCTGGTTGATTTCTCATATGATGATCAATTGATAAAACAATTTAAGGATGTCCAATTAGACTCTAAGTATAATACTATTATTTTAATTTATAATTATAATTATGAGAAAGACGGTTTGGCTGTTAATTCAGTAGATAAAGATGAGTACACACTACAGTTTATTGGTACAGCAGAATACGTAGATTGATCAATATAAAGCACTCAATGGCAATGGGTGCTTTTTGATGTTCTTTCTCTAGGGAGGAAAACTTATGATTGTTTACAATGGACCAGTTGAAGAACCAGTTGAAAACCCAGAAGAAGAATTTATTAAAAATATTTTCTTTGGAAAAGCAGCGGATTATTGGAAACAAGGAAGTGGAGATTCTTGTTTTGAGGTAGAAGGAGGAGATGAATGGCTTATTTTCTTTTATGATGAGCCATATGGATTCTTTATCATGAGGCATCCTGATTATTTAGTCCCTTTGAATAAGGATGTTGAAATAGAAACAATAGAGCATTTGGTTGGTGGAGAACCAATGAAGGTACCATCATGCAGTTATGTAAGTCGAGAAGAAGCATATAGAATTGTTCAACACTTTTTAAGTACAAAAACTATGCCTGATTTTGTTGAATGGGTTGATTTATATGACATCGATTTTGAACATGATTTTTAAAACTAGAGTGTCCATCTTTATGGACACTTTTTTATTTGCATTGCAGAGAAAAAGCCGACAAAAAGGGGGATAAAATGGGGACCTTTTTTCATGTGTGGATCATCATATGATAGAGACAAGCAAAACGAACGTGAATATTTTGTCCAGAAGGAAGAACCTGCGGACGCTGATCATTGAGCACTTTAAGTGCCTTGATTGGTGTCCGCTTTTTTTATTGGGAGACGCGTCTTTCCCTTATCAATGGCGTATCTGGATACGGAACAAAGGTGTTGAGGAATGTGGCCATACGAGAGGGACATTCTGAGCCTGGATAGCAGCTGGTCTGCGGCGGCCGTATCGAGGACAGTTTTTCATTTTATTTGATGATTGACTGTACTTGGCATCCTCTCGGAGTGTAGTCATCATTCAAAAATCTATTTAAGCGAATAGCGTAAGGTGGTGCTTATTCGGCAAGGAGAGTATGAACATGAAGATCAGGGATTCTGTTTCTAAAGAGACATTAAAGCAATTTAAAAGCATTGCTCCTGGTTCTAATAGAAAGAAGGAGAACGATGTTGATCCCATTACGAATAGGATTGGGAAGAAATCATGGGAACGAGACGCGAAACATACCAACGACAAGGCGGCCGTATTCGGAGAAAACGATAACCTAATGGGAACAGTCGTCTTTTGGGTGTATGGCTGCAGGTGCTTTGGTGAGGGATAGGAGCGCTAAAATATAATAAGGGAGATGATGAGCATGGCATCAAAATTTGGTGTATCTGCTAATTCAAAAAAAGCGAATCATATTTTAGGAAAGGACAAGGTTGTGGTTGTTGCAATTCAAAATCACAATCATTACATTTGTGGGCCAAACCTTATACCGCAGCGCAAAGTTAACGGTAGATGGGAAACGATCAAGACGAATTCACCTAACCCGCTTAACCCAAGCGAAAAACAGTACGATGAATTCAGCATCAAGGAATCACTTGATAACAAGAAAGGTACTTATCGATTCAGAGTTGACGTAGAGCGCTACGACAAAAACGGAAACCACGTTGAAACTGTCGGTACATTCTATACATCTGAATTTTACGTTAAATAAAAACAATGCACTGAATGCCTGAAAATTTCCAAATCACCTCCGATATAAGTTTAGGAGGTGATTCTTTTGAACGAATCTAATGAAAACGAAGAACAAATGCTATTTGGTCAGATTAAAGACGTGTCAATGTATTTGCTGCGCTTTGGGAAGAATATACATAAAGCAAATATTAATGAACAAACAGCATTCAAAGAGAAAGTTAAGAAGTATCATAGTAGTGAAAAAATCAACATGCTTTTGAAGAGGCTTGAAGAAGGACTCGATACTCATAAATCTTTAAGTCATTTTACTACTGCTTTTTTTACAATTTTGGCTGTAATATTAGGTAGTACAATAAATTATGGTCTCAGTTTGTCAGATGCGGAAGGAGCAGAAGGAGCAGCCCCAATGATTATATTAATGACCTTTTATATTGCTATTATAGTTTGGGGTTATCAATCTATAACTCATTCAATAAAGCTAAAAAAAGCGAACAGATATAAAACATTGCTACTAGAATGCTTAGATGAAATATCTGAAAAGGAAAGCAAAAGACGTTTCGTAAAATTAACAAACAAGTATCGAACACCTTAGGAGATAAGGTGTTTTTTGACGGTTTGAGAGCGGCTTCTATTGCGAAGGTCGCTTTTTCGTTCGACAAAGTTTGCAAAATAATTTCAAATCCTCCTGTCCTGTCGATATAAAGGTGGGAGGTGAAATATGCAACTTACTCGTAAAGACATCATACTAATATCAATCATTATATTTTTAATTCTAGTAGATTTACTTGTTCTTTTTGCAATTTTAGATGTTCTATTTGAAGACTTAGTAACAATATGGGCTGGAATCATTGCTTTTGTAGGAGCAATAATAGGTGGGGCAATTACTTATTTAGGAGTTAAAATTCAAATTAAACATAGGGAAAAAGAATTATTCATGGAAACAGCGAATGAAAAACTTGTCAAAATGAACATATTGATTAATTCATTAAAACCTATATTTAATGAATTTTTTTGTATAAGAAACACTGAAACGGATGAGGAAAAAAAGGCTGCGAAATTTCGGAAATGTGTTAAAGAATTTGACAAATCTCTAACTCAACATAAAGAAATTGCACAAAAATATCTTGATTACAATTTAGTCGGATTGATTGAATACCACCAAAGGTCTTTATCTCTAGAAGGTGAGATACTGAATATTAATGAAATAAAAAATGATGTGGATAATTTTGAAAAAGTATACAACATGATAAAAGATGAAATGTATGAGATTGAAGAGAAATATATGCAGCTTAAAAATACAAAATAGGCATCCTGCGAGGTGCTTTTTGTTCGACAAATTCTGCAAATAGTTCCATGTACACATTCTTTACCGATAATAAAGAAAAAGGAGGGTGAAACATGCTTACAAATGAAAAATGGAAGAAAGCTGTTGTACATTTAGAGTGTGTAGCAAATGATTTGACTAGAGAAATTAGAGAAAAACTCTTATCAGGTCAAATTACACAACAACAATGGGGTCAATTTAGGAAAAGGGAAAACCGTTCACAAGGAACAGCAATTTTTTTGAAAGATGGCGAAAAAAAATATTTAGTTACTGCTAAACATGTAGTTGAAGATCGTTCATCAGGATATCCTGATTATTTATGTTCTCTCATATTTTTAGTTCAAAGGTATGGACAACCTATAGAGGATGACCCAGAAATAATAATGAATATAAATGCTGGTGTAACAAAAATGAGGCCTTTTGTGCTCTCGAATGATGAGAGAGATTTAGCTGTGATATCTTTAAATGACAGCTCTACCGAAGATTTTTGTGAGTTTTTAATAAAACAAGGGTATGAACCAATAGATATAACAGAAATCGAGAATAATAGCTCGGAATTATCTGAAGGAGATGATGTGTATGCAATCGGCTTTCCTAACACTTCTCTACTTCAAGAAAGAGAATTATCTCAAGCCGAAGCCCATTGGCAATCAAAGTTCATATCAAATCCATTATTTTCTTTTGGGAAAATCGCTATGAATACCGATTTAGATTTTATGTGGGTTGATATAAGTATATATCCTGGAAATAGTGGCGGACCAGTAATAAAGGATGGAAAACTAATTGGAATTGTAAGTAGTCAGTCTATTATACTCGGGGAATCAATTACACAAAGCGGTAACCCGGTATATGTAGGAGATGGAGAACAGGTTTTCAGTGAAATTCGAATACCATTTGCGAATGTTATAAAATCTCATTTAATTTTAGATTTATTGGAAGAACTGAATCAAAAAGATTATGTATAGGACACCTATTAAGGTGTTCTTTTTTGTTCTCTGTAAACTGCTGCTGATAAATCTTTACACAAAGCATGGGCTTAAAGGTATAGTGCGGCAGTAGTTTAGAGGAAATAAAAATTCCAAAACAACACGAATCAGAAGGAGGCGGCAGGTGAATGTAGATGGAATCCAAGCACATTCAGGCGGAGAAAGATTACATCAAAGGCATGAAATACAAGGACCTTGCCGAAAAATACGGGGTGTCGATCAACACCATAAAATCATGGAAAAAGCGGCATGGTTGGGAAAGGAAAAAGGGTGCACCCACTAAAAAAAGTGTGCACACAAAAAAAGGTGGCCAACCTGGGAATAAAAACGCTGTAGGGAATGGCGGCGGTGCTCCTGCAAAAAACCAAAATGCAAAGACGCATGGTTTTTACTCTAAACATATGCCTGCAGATGCGTTTGAAATTATGCAGGACATTCAGGAGTTTTCACCTGTTGATCTGTTATGGGAACAAATACAAATTCAGTTCACAGCCATTGTCAGAGCACAAAAGATCATGTTCGTTGAAAACAAAGACGAAAAGATCAAAGAGTTGAAAAAGAAAAAATCAATCGTTTCAGATTCTACAGATATTGAGGAAGAAGAATACGAGTTTCAATTCGCTTGGGACCGGCATGCTACATTCCTAAACGCTCAATCTCGTGCAATGGCAGAGCTCAGGAGTTTGATAAAACAGTTTGAGGGGTTAGCGCATGAGAAAGATGAAAGACGGCTTAAATTGAAGCAGATGAGGCTTAATATTGACAGAACAAAAGCTGAAGTGGAACGGCTTACAGATAATAAAGAAGATCCAACGTTTGAAATCATCATCAAGGATAAGGGGGACCGTTGATGGAAAAAGAAGTGAACCCCCACTTTAGAAAATTTCTTTTTGACTGGGATCAGAAGTTTCAGTTCCTGGTGGGTGGTTACGGTTCTTCTAAGAGCTATCACATTGCCTTGAAACTCATCTTAAAGTTACTGGATGAAAAGAGGACAGCCCTTGTGATTCGTGAAGTCTATGACACACACAGGGATTCAACCTTTTCGCTGTTTGAAGAGATCGTGAATGATCTTGGACTCGATCATGTGATCCAGTGTAGAACATCACCGCTCATGCTGAAATTCTATAACGGCAGCCGGATCATCTTCAAAGGTCTGGACAAGCCTGCCAAACTGAAGTCGATCAACAACATCTCAATCATTTGGATTGAAGAGTGTTCTGAGGTTAAGTACGAGGGGTTCAAGGAACTGCTAGGTCGTTTGCGTCATCCGACGCTGCAGCTGCACATGATCTTATCAACGAACCCTGTCGGGCAGGATAATTGGACATATCGTCACTTCTTTAAGGACGATCAAAATAACCGCTTCATCCTGGATGATGAAAGATTATACAAAGAGCGAACGATCGCTATCAACGATACGTACTACCATCATTCTACAGCTGAAGATAATCTTTTCCTTCCGGTCAGCTATATTAAGCAGCTGGATGAACTAAAAGAATATGACCCCGACCTTTATCGAATTGCCCGAAAAGGTCATTTTGGCATTAATGGAATTCGTGTTCTTCCTCAATTCGAGGTGCAGCCGCATGAAGATGTGATGTTGGCCATATCAAATATCAATCGTCCTTTGCTTAGAGCCGGTATGGACTTTGGTTTCGTTGATTCGTATAACGCAGTTGTCAGGTTGGCTGTGGATCACGAGAAGAAATATCTATATATCTATTGGGAGTATTACGATCGCGGCAAGACTGATGATGTCACGGTCGAGGACTTGAAAGAGTTCATCGAAACAAAAGAGCTGATCAAGGCTGATAATGAACAGAAGACAATCGCATATTTCCGCAAGATGGGATACAACATGGTGGCCGCTCATAAGTTCCAAGGATCACGCTTGCAGTATACCAAGAAGATCAAGCGGTTTAAGAAAATCATTTGTTCCGACTCATGCAAAAACACGATCTATGAGCTTCAGCCGCTCACGTATAAGACAGACAAGCGTGGCAATATCATAGAGGACGAGTTTCAGATTGACCCTCATACTTTTTCAGCCATCTGGTATGCGTTAGATGATTATGAGGTCACCGATCTGAAAGAGCAGCCTAAAGAGCAGACACGTCCGAACAGAGATAGGAGGTCAATGAGAAGGCTATGACAAAACATGTGAAAGCTACTGTGTTTAAAGCAGACATCTCTCAAACTACGAAACAAATTCATGATGATAGTTTTAACTATGAGGCTGATGGATTGATCGAGCCGCCGTACAATATCACAGAGCTCAAACAAATAGCTGAGTATTCTACCATTCTTCAGCAATGCATCGATGCATATAAAACAAACATTCTAGGTTTCGGCTTGGGCATCGAATATGTCTTTGATTTCAACGCTGAGAATGCAAAAGAAGCAAAGAAAGACGAAGCTGAGAAAGAATGGACACAACTTGAAGAGTTCGTCAGATATATGAACTATGATGAGTCAGCCGAAGTGGTTCTTGGTTATGTAATAGAAGACCGAGAGAAAACAGGTAATGGATTTGTCGAAGTGCTTCGAGAAGGTACAGGGAAGCCTGCAGGCATTGAATATCTGGATGCACAATACTTACGTGTTTGTAAGCTGAGCGATCCCGTTGATGTCGAATTCCGATACACAGAAAACGGTCAAGTGAAGTCACTGAAACGGAAGAAGAGATTCAGGAAGTATGTGCAGAAGGTCAATACTAAAAAAGTATTCTTCAAAGAGTACGGAGATCCAAGAACAATGAACGCTGCTACGGGAGAATATAGCGAAGAAACTCCCCATGAACTTGTAGCAAGCGAGGTCATCCACTTTAAGATTGGCAGCGGTACATATGGTGTTCCTCGTTGGATTGGTAACATCGTCAATATGTACGGTGCGCGTAAAGCTGAAGAACTGAACTATCTGTACTTTAAACAAGGTCGTCATGTGCCGGCTGCAATTACTGTTGAGAATGGAATGCTATCTGAAGCATCCTATGAACAGCTGCAAGAGTACATGAATGGAATCGAAGGTTCAGACAATGCACATAAATTCCTTTTGCTTGAAGTCGAAGGGATTCCGAAAAAGAAAAAAGACGAAGTAAGCAATGACGAAGACCCAGCACCTGTGAAAGTTGAAATAAAATCACTGGCCGAGATTCTCCAGGAGGATGCGCTGTTCCTTGAATACGACGAGAAAACGAGAAACAAGATACGTTCCTCTTTCCGTCTGCCGCCGATCTACACAGGCGAATCACAGGATTATAACAAGGCCACAGCTGACACCGCTCGAAAGACGACTGAGGAACAGGTATTTCAGCCGGAAAGAATGATCATCACTGGCAAGCTCAATACACTCTTTCTTCCTGATCTCGATCTCTGGCATGTGCGACTCATTTTAAATGGTCCTGACTTTCGTGATCCGCTCGAAATCGCAAAGGTTCTTACGCCCTTTATTCAAGCAGGAGCGGTTTCACCAAACGACTTGCGTGATCTAGCTGGTCGTATTCTTGGGAAAACATTAGAAGAATGGCCAGAGGAAGAATATCACCGACCAATTGAGGCTAAGCCAAAGGCATCAACTAGCTTGCTTGATACGGTTCTTCAAAAGTCTGCGGGTACTAACAATGAATTGGTATCTATCCTTAAAGACCTTAGGGATGAACTAGAGGAGATCAGTAAATGAGAAAGATTGATCAGCTGATAAAAAACATCAATACCTTTGTGCAAAAAGCAGAGGCAGATGAGGTCGAGGAACTAGAAGCAGCTGTAGCTGATTTCCCTGAATTGAAGGATATACCTTCTTTGGTGGAAGAGTACGAGAAAACTATCGCTAGATTGTTCAGATTGCAACGCAGGACGTTTTTGAACGCACTGAATGGTTTTATATCCAAGGATGATTCAGAGACGTTAGAATCAATTCTAGCGTTTTTTAATAATGATCTATTCACTTCAGATGAATTTGCGGAGTTGTTCGGAAAAGAAACTGCTGTTTTTCTAACACTTACCGTCACGCAGCTGGCTGAGAAGATCATGCATTCCATCGATGCAGATATTCCATTCAAGGTGCTTTCTGAGAAAACTGAACAGTGGATTGAATCATGGTCGCAGGAGTTGGCGCAGCTGATGCAGCTGAATACTCATGAGGCTATTGAACAAACGTTGAAAGAGGGAATAAAAGAAGGCCGCTCTATTCAGGAGATTGAACTGGAGCTGAAGGACCTTCCTGAATTCAACCGAAAGCGCGCACGTATGACAGCTGTAACCGAAGTGTTAACTGCATCATCTGTTGCTCAACATGAATCCTATGTCCAATCCCCGGCAGTAACGGGTAAGAAGTGGAAGCATAGCGGTGGAAAAAAGAATCAGTCGAGAGAAAGTCATGTGCAACTGGATGGAACTATCATCCCTCTCGATGAAGAATTTGAGATACCAGGCAGCGGAGAGCGGTGCATGTTTCCGAGAGATACAAAGCTCACGCCGAAAGAGAGGGTAAACTGTCATTGTGCGGTTGGTCCTGTGGTTGATCCTATTATTTTAGGATTGTCAGCTGAGGAAAAAGAAGAGATTAGAAGAAGAGTCTTACAAAACATGGAATAAAATAGTATAATATCCTCATTATTTAAAGAATGGGGTTATTTGATGAATTCAGAATTGTGGGAGTTAGTTAAAGAAAATATAGCAGTAGTAGCAGCTGGATTATCTGTAATTACTGCTGTTTTATCAGCTACTATTGCTTATTTTTACAATGTTAAACACAAAGATTTAGAAAGGTTTTATAAAAATGCTCAGGAAAATATGGAAACATTAATTGAGCCTATTTACTTTAAGTTAAAAGATATTGAAGCAGTTGTTGATAAGAAACGTAAAATTGAACTTCTTAAAGAATTTTTTAATTCTTTTAATTCCAATAAAATTAATATTTCTAGGCTAGGAAATCGAAAGCTTATTGATAACTTTTTGAAAACTGAATTTGTCTTTAAAAAGATTCTTATAGACGATAATGAAGCATTATATCAAGAAGTTATAGTGAATACTAAGCAGTTGAAACATATTGTAGAGGAGGACTATTGGAAATTATTTGAGGTGATTTATAAAGATTACAATTGGTATAAAAAAACCGTGGATATGAATTATATCCTCAAGTTTTTATTGAAATTATCATTTTTTATTGAGAGAACAATTTATGGAGTTGTATGCCTATCTTGGTTTGCTGTAATGTATTTTGCAATCTTAGGTATTACCACCTTTGGGAAGTTACATGAATTTCTTATCTCACTGGGCATTTGTATTTCGGCGATTTTATTATATTTTACCTTCAGTACATACAACACCGCTTTTGTTGATACGAAGCAGAAAAAAACTAATATGGACTTTTTTAGAGATCATATTGTATCCCTAATTGTTTTTATATTTAAATTCTTAAAGTTTCCTGCTGAATTAATTTGGAAAAGTTTAAAATTCATCGCTAAAAAAATTAAGAGAATTATAGTGTCTATAGCTTCCGTATTTAGCAACGAACAGAGAAATTCTTGAAAGGAGGTGAATGAATTGCCACGAGAATTGATAAATGCAAAAATCACACACGTTTCATACGTGGATAAGGCTGCTAATCAAAAGCAGTTCTTTTTTATGAAATCAGAAAAACAGCCAGACTTTCAAAAAGAGATCAAGGTTCTTGCGAAGGCTGATGATGTGCAACGTCTTGTGTATGGAATTGTATACGAACCAAACGTAGCTGATGCACATGGAGACTTTATGACACCAGAAGAAATTGAGAAAGCGGCTCACGGATTCTTGAAGGATGCACGTGAGATCGACAAGCAGCATGATTTCCAAGGCGGTGTCGGGGAAGTCGTTGAATCGTACATTGCTCCTTCTGACTTTGAAATGGGCGGTGAAGTGATCAAGAAAGGATCGTGGGTCCTTGTGACGAAGGCTTCCGATGAAATTTGGGAACAGATTCAAAAGGGTGAGATCACCGGATACTCAATGGCCGGAACAGCGGATATAGGAAAACAAGAGGATCACAAGCCAGCTTCTGATGAGAAGGGGCTTTTTTCTTTGCTCAAAAACTTCTTTTTATCAAAAGGAGAAGTAAAGAACAGATACGACAAAGGCCGCATGCGTCGTGAGTTTTGGGCGGCACAAGATGCGCTGAATTCCGTTTTGTATAAATGGGATTCTTACGAGGATGATGGTTTAGAAACTGATCCTGAAAAAGTAAGAGCAGCACTGGAAGACTTTGTGGAAATTACACAAGAGATTCTGCTTACTGATGACTTGGCTGGGATCCAAACTGATCCACCTGAAGAAGTCGCAAAAGCAGGTAGAAAGTTCTCTGCTGCTAACTTAACTGAATTGAAAAATGCAAGAGCCGCTATCGACAATCTGTTGAGTCAAGCGGAAGAGAAGAAGGAGGAAGAAGACGTGAACAAAGAAGATTTGCAAAAGATGCTAGATGACACAATTGCACCGGTTGTAAAGCGTCTGGATGACCTTGAAAAAGGCGAAGGCGAGCAGCAACCTGATCCGCAAGAAAAACAAATTGATGAAGAGGTCGCAAAAGAAATGGCCGCAGCTGTAGAAAAGGCATTGGCTCCAGTTGTTGAAAGAGTTGAAGCCCTTGAAAAAGCACGTCCGCAAGGTAATGGCGTAGAGGATGCACAAAAACAAGACTTACAAAAATCTGAAACGGTATGGGGCGGCTTGCTTTAAGCCGAGAAAAAGGAGGAACTAGAGTGAGAAATCAAGAGGTAATTAACAAAGCGGAAGTGACGCTTGGTACATTAAAGACAGGCGGTCTCATGAATCCGACGCAAGCATCTACATTTATTCGTATGGTGCAAAACACACCAACCCTGCTACAAGATGCACGTGTCATTCCAATGGAAAGCGATTCGCAAAAGATTGAAAAAATCGGTTTTGGCCAACGTATCTTGCGTGCAGGAGAAGAAGGCAAAGCGCTTGAGGCAAAAGACCGTGTTGCGCCAACAACAAGCACTGTTCAGCTAACTGCAAAAGAAGTGATCGCTGAAGTAAACATCACATATGACACGCTTGAAAATAACATCGAGGGTGATAATTTACAGAATACCATCATGCAAATGTTGGCGGAACGAGCGGCAGTAGACATTGAAGAGTTGATCCTAAACGGTGATACAAAATCTGAGGATACTTACCTTGCTCAACTTGATGGTATCCGCAAACAAGCGGAATCTCATATTGTAGATGTAGCTGGCGAACCACTTACACGCCAAGTATTCAAACAAGGATACAAAGCTGTTCCGGCAAAATATCTGCGTATTCCGCAAGAATTCCGTTTTTATACGTCTCCTGGCCAAGAAGTCGAGTGGAAGGACAAAGTGGCAGATCGTCAAACGAATCTAGGGGATGCAGCTGTACAAGGTGGACTTTCTTCCGCATTCGGTGTGCCGGTCAAAGGTATTGCAAACATGCAGCCATATGGAATGGGAGAGGACGGCACAGATGTTTCGGACATTTTATTGACTCATCCAAAAAACATCATCCTTGGCTTCTCACGCAATATTCGCATTGAGGTTGAAAAGGATATCCGCAGACGTAAATTTATTATTGTCCTCACCGCGAAGCTCGACAGCAAATTTGAGGAAGAAGATGCTGTTGCTAAGATCATCAAGGTCAAGGAGTGATCAATATGTATACAGCGGTTTTGATCAAAGGAAAGACATACTCTGTAATGGGTCATGTCTTTCTTTTAAATCAGGAGAAAGAGATTGAGAAAAAGGTATTTCAATATCTCAATGGTAATGAGTTCTTTGATTGTAAGCAGCTTGATGTTCCTGATGATGATAAGCCTGCGAAAGAGGAAGAACCAAAAGAGGAAGAAGAACCGACATCAGAAGTAAAAATCTACACTGAAACAGAACTGAAGGGCATGAACAAAACTGAACAAGAAGCCATTGTTATTGATCTTGGCGGCGATCCGACTCAGCTCAAAGATAAGAGTGAAAGAATTGCCTTCATCCTTGAACAGCAACAAGAAAAAGCAGGAGAGTAAGGCTAATGCTGATCTCTCCTGAAGATGTTAGGGCATATACAGTCTTTGAATCTGTTAAAAACCGCTCAGATGAACTATTGGAAAGTGACATCATTGAGGCTGAAGCTGAGGTATTTAAGATCGCAGGTCATGATTTCACAAGTGAAAAATATCAGCCGCTTCCTGAAAAGGCAAAGATCGCATTGATTAAAATGGCGCAGTTCTTTGCGTTGATCAACGGTGATGAATCAATCATAAAAGGGTACAAGTCGGAAAAGATCGGTGACTATTCATACACCTTGGCAGATGGTAACGCCGTTTCAAAGCCAGATGTGTATAACCTGTTGATAGATTTCATTGAGCCGGGAGAACCGCCAGAAGATCCAGGCAGCGTCAAATTAAGGTTGAGATCGCTATGAGCTATCAATCGTTATTAACGGATCGATGCGATATATATCACTTGCAAACAGAGCAGCTGTCAAAAGATCGCTATGGAATACCTGTCCAAGATGCGCAGCCGCTCTTTTCATATCCTGATGAGCCTGATCAAGTTGCGCAGCCATGTTATTTTACGGAGAAAAACCAATCCATCACACAGCAGGAGCCAAACGCAACCATTCATCAATCGTACCTTGTTCATTTTCCTATTACCGCTGATGTCCGAGTAAATGACAAAGTGTTATGGGAAGGCGTGACATTGAAACTCCAAAAGCCCAGACAGATCAAAAATCACCACATTGAGGTGGTAGCGATGAGGAGTGAAAGCCTTTGAGGATTGATGGTTTAGATCAGTTTATTGAGGATTTGAATGCAGCTGTTAATGGCAGCTTGCAAGCTGAATATGAAGAATGGTTGGAAGCGATGGGTTATGAGTTCCTAGACATCGTTCAAGATGAAGTTATCCGAACAAAAACGGTGGATGCTCGCCGTTTGCTCAACTCATTCCAAAAGGGAGACCAAGAAAACGTATTTTCTATGAGCAGTGGCGGGCTGACCTTGGATGTAGGGACCAACTTAGAATACGCGTCGTACACAAACGATGGTCACTTTACCATTGATCCTTCCAAGAATCAGGACAGACGATGGGTTCCTGGTAGGTGGGTTGGGGACAGATTTGAATATGACCCAAATGCCGAAACAGGGATGCTCCTGAAATTTCAATGGGTTGAGGGCAGCGGCTATTGGGATAATGCTCTAAGCATCTTCGGGCAGATGTTTGAACAATCACTAGATCGCAAGCTGCAGCAATGGATTGATGAACAATTTAGGCGGTGATTAGATGAATCAAGAAGTCGGCGCCATCATGAATTATTGTTATAGGAAGTTTCCTGTGAAAGTCTACGAAAAGAAAATTCCTGAACAGTTTCAGGTCCCATCGATGTACTTTCCAGCAGCATGGGTCAATACAAGAAACGATACTGTTTCAACGTTCCTTAAAACCTACACGCTGCATATTAAAGTGTTTCACAAGGACTCTGGACAGGCTCATGATGCAGCTGAATCGATTGTAGATGCTTTGTCAGCTGATCGGAATATCATTCAGATGGTCAGTGAAGAAGGTGAACCGCTTGATGATTATGTCCGCATTAAGAGAGCAGAAACTAGGAATGGTGATCAAGGCGTGGCAACGATTGTCCTCACATGGGATAGTGCTTATTGGTACAACCGAGATGAGCAGCCAAGCCTAGACGACATAAATTTTTCAGACGGGGTGATAAAAAGTGGCCAAGAATAAAAATGAATCACAGGCGAAAGAAGAGAAAGCCGCTCCGGTTCTTCCTAAAGAAGCAGCATTTTCATTTGAAGCCTTGAAAGAGCACAGCAAGGAAGTATTCGGCGTAAAGCCTGAAATCCTTGAAGGTGCTCTTTTTTATATCAAAGATCAACCAATTACAAAAACAGAAGCGAAAAAGCAGATTGATGCTTTTTTGTCTAAGGAGGTTTAAGCATGAATGGAGGTACTTTTACACCAGGTACAGAGAAAAAGCGTCCTGGTATCTACTTCAATTTCAAAACCACAGCACAGCAGCGAATTACTTTAGGCGATCGCGGCACCGTTGCGCTTCCAATCACGATGAGTTGGGGAGAGCCTAAGACGTTCATCTCTATCTCAGGCATCGAGGACTTAAATAAAAAAGTCGGGTTAAACATCGATGACAAATCACTGCTTCTTTTCCGAGAAGCCAAGAAAAAAGCACAAACAGTCTTGCTTTATCGCTTGAATGAGGGTGAACCTGCAAAGGCTCAGATCAGCGAGAATTTCAACGTGCTTGCCAATTATGGCGGACAAAAGGGCAACGAGGTCACGATCCAAGTCAGTGAAAACGTATTGGACAGCTCCAAGCGTGATGTTGTGACTTACGTTGGTACAGACATTGTTGATAAGCAGGTTGTCACTGATGTCAAAGAGCTGAAGCAAAACAAATATGTTTCATTCTCTGGTGAAGGTGAAGTGACAATCACTGCTGGTGTCACACTGAGCGGTGGGAAAAACGGTGTTCCAAGCGTCGCGGATTACACATCATTTCTTGAAGAAGCTGAAACAGAATACTTTGACGTAATCGCGCTGCCTAATAACACAAGCGAGCAGCTAAAAGCGACATTTGTGGCTTTCATCAAGCGGCTACGTGATGATCAAGGGCGTAAGGTGCAAGGCGTTGTGGCTAACTATGCAGCTGATCATGAAGGAATTATCAATGTCACAAGCGGTGTCGTGCTGGAAGATGGCACAGAGATCACGCCAGCCAAAGCAACTGCATGGGTGGCCGGTGCATCTGCAGGAGCCAACTTCAATCAGTCATTAACCTTTGTTGAATATGAAGGGGCTGTGGATACGTTAGAACGTCTTGATAATGACCAAGTGGAATACCGCTTGTCACAAGGCGAATTCTTGTTCACGTTTGATGCGCGTGATCGCACAGTGAGCGTTGAGAAGGACATCAACTCTCTGACAAGCTATACAACAGAGAAAAACAAGACATTCGGTAAAAACAAGATCATTCGTGTGTTAGATGCCATCAATAACGATCTAACACGTGAATTGAAGGATCTGATTAAGTTACGCAAAGCAAATGGCAATGACATTCCGGCATCTGATGATGGGTTGCAGCTGGTGAAAACACTCATCACGCAATATCTAACTCAGCTCCAAGATGGATCTGGGATCACTGGCTTTGACTCTGAGACCGACATCATGATCGCTTTAAATGAAGATCGTGACGGTTTCTTGATTGATCTAGCTGTTCAACCTGTTGATGCAGCTGAAAAATTCTATTTCAATGTAGAGGTGAAATAAGATGGCTTTTAAAGCGCAGAATACTATTTCAGGTAAGGAAGGACGCTTATTCCTTGATGGTGAGGAATTGGCGTTCATCAAGACGTTTGAAGCAAACGTGGAGAAAAACAAATCGGAGGTCAATGTCATGGGCCGTCGTATGACAGGTCACAAGACAACCGGTGCGAATGGGACCGGCACAGCGACTTTCTATAAAGTCACATCACGTTTCGTTCAGTTGATGTTAAATTACGTGAAGAAGGGACAAGATCCGTACTTCACTATTCAAGCTGTACTGGACGACAAATCATCTGGCCGAGGCACAGAACGAGTCACATTGTTTGATGTGAACTTTGATTCAGCTAAAATTGCAGGGCTTGATGTGGATTCAGAAGCACTCGAAGAAGAGGTTCCTTTCACGTTTGAGGACTTTGATCTTCCTGAGAAGTTGAAAGATACATTCTAAACTGAGATAAAAAAAGAACATTTTTTTGTTTAGTAAATTATCGTTATGTTATAATGAATTCAAATTACACTTATCTGTAATTACAGTTAACCGTAATTACACTTAACTGTAATCTTAATTAAGAAAACGTGTTTACATGCAAAGCAATTTGCATAAAATAAAAAGAAGCCAGGATGCGCAACATCCTGACTCCAATGTACAATTTGGCCCATCAAGAGGGCTGGCTTATCCCTAGGGTAGCCAAAGTCACAGCCAGAATAGACCTAACCCTTTAACTTTAGCCGAGCTCAAGGGAGGTCTATTTTTTCTTTTTAAAAAGCGCCAACAATGTCACAACTAAAGTCAGAATGCTTAGGGTATAAACCCCAAAAGCAATCATTAAACTAATCGCTTCAAACGTTGACATAAGCATCACCCCCTTTCTAACGGGGATGAGCCAGAGACCGCCCTTGAGTAAGCCGTTCAATTAAATTGTACGATTTACATTATACATGAAAAAATTGGGAAGCACATTCAAAAATTGGATGTGCTTTTTTGCATTCAAAAAAACAAATCAAAGGGAGTTTTTAAACATGAGCGAAAAACAAACAAACAACGTATATGATCTTTCATTCTTTATGCCAGGACAAACAACAGAAGCGGAAGAAGTCAAATCCATTATCTCAAAGCGTTTCGTTGATAAAGAAGGTAAAGTGATTCCATTCGTATTCAAAGCGATCACAACAGAGCGCATCGATGAACTAGAGAAAGAAAACACGACTTTCAAAAATGTTAAAGGTCGTGGACGTGTAAAAGACTTGGATTCTCAACGCTTCTATGCACGTATTGCGGTTGAATCAACTATTTATCCAGACTTTAAGTCAAAAGAATTGCGTGAAGCATACAGCACCCAAGATCCAGTCGAAGTGGCAAAACGGGTCCTGTCAGTCGGCGGTGAATATGCGAACTGGTTAAACAAAGCCATTGAGGTCAACGGTTTTGAAGACGAGATTGAGGACCTTGAAACAGAAGCAAAAAACTAATAAAGGACGGGAATAAAGAGGCGGTGTATCTGTATTACTGCATGCATGAACTTCATTATTCCCCGTCCCAGCTTTTAGAGGTTTATGAAGCGCCAAGGCAATTCAAGGCATTTCTATTTGGACTCATCAGGCACAAACTAGAAGTTCTTGAAAAGGAATCGAAGAAAGGAGGATAAGACATGGCTCGTTTAACCGCTCGGTTTGATTTACAAGACCGGATCACGCGTAAATTGCGTTTGATCAGAGGGGACCTAGAACGACTTGATAGATTGCGCCGCAGATCAGAGCGGCCCATCACATTAAGAATCCGAGACAATGCAACAATCGCATTAAGACGTGTGCAGCGGTTTGTATTGCGTGATCTTGCTAGAACGTATCAGCTGACACTGGACGTAAATGATCTGGCCACAAAAGCACTACGAAAGTTCAATGGCTTCTTACAACGCAAGATGCCGCGTACTCATAGCCTTTTGATGCGTATTAAAGATCAGGCAACACCAGGACTTGTCCGGCTGCGACGTTACATCGATCGGAAATTTGGTAAAGTAGAACGGTTTGCCATAACGGTCCATGATCGGGCAACCGCAGGAATCAGACGTATTGCTTCATATGCAGCGCGGCAGCTTGGCCGAGGATACAGCTATACCATTAGAGCCGTTGATATGGTCCGGCGAACAGTCAGCCGTATCGCGTCGTATACAAGGAATACCTTGGGCACTGAATACAGGGTGGCGATCAATGCGATTGATCGTTTTACGGCTCCAGTACGTGGAGCTGTCTCATTTGCAAATACCCATTTGGGACGGACTTACACAACCACAATCAAGGTCCTTGATCTTATCACAAAGCCATTGAGAGGGATCGTGTCAGCTGTCACCAGCACACTTGGGTTGCTTGGAGTCGGTGCCGGTGCAACAGGCGGTATTGTCGTGCCGCTCAAAATGGTAGCGGATCGACAGAACATGACCACGGCTTTTGAAACACTGCTCGGTAGCAGAGGGAAAGCAGATGCACGTCTGGACGAGCTGACAGCCTTTGCCGGACAAACGCCATTTACTCGTGATGAGATTTTCGAGTCAAGTCGTGTTCTCCAAGTATTCACAGGGAACGCTCTATCGACTACTGAAGGAATGAAGCTAATCGGGGACGTTGCTGCAGGTGTTCAGCGGCCGTTCTCAGAAGTTGCGCTATGGATGGGGCGTTTATATGACGGCATTAAATCGGGGCGTCCTATCGGTGACGCAACGGCAGCGCTTCAGGAAATGGGGGCTATCTCTGGTGATGCTAGAGGTAAGCTCGAAAAACTTGCAGAGAGTGGAAAAGACATCTCTAAGACATGGCCGGAAGTAACGAAGGAATTTGGCAAATACAACGACATGATGATCAAAATGTCGGACAACTTGGCCAACTTATTCCTCGGTGTCAAATCATTCATCAACAACTCTATTTTGATGCCTTGGGGTAAAGGACTTGCAGCTGCGTTCCAGCCCGCTCTCGAAGCGTTCAGAACGTGGCGTGGGGAATATTCCTTTGTGCTGACTGATCTATCAAACAAAGCTGAAAAGGCGGGCAAGAAATTCGCTAACAGCTTCCTGAATCCGACAAAGAGTGTTTTCGGATTTATTGGTGATCAGTTCAAAATTTTGTTCCCTGGAGAAAAACTCTCCAAGAAGCAAATGAAAGAGATCAAAGTGAAATTTAAGGATAACCCCAAATTGCAGAAACACTTTGAACAGCTTGAGAAATATCGAGATATGAGCTTTGAGACAAGATGGAAGCTCGTCCTTGATAATACGAAAGACGTTTTTGGCCAATGGTGGGAAAAGACAGGGAAACCAGGTCTTTTTAAGATGGCTGAAAATGTTGGGAAGACTTACGGCGGTATCATAAACGGTGTTATCAACGGTCTACTTGGTATTGATGACAAATCATCCGAGGACAGTTTCACTGATGCAGGAGCCAAAGCAGGAAGGATATTCATCGAATCATTTTTAGAAGCTCTTGATCCAGCGCAATTGGGAATTCGTATCACCAAGAAGATCGGTGAGATCAACTTGAATGCTCTTACTGGAGAAGGATCAATTGCTGGTGCTTTGATTGCCAATGCGTTTGCGCTTGCATTCCTGGGGAAAGTGGCCACGTTGTTAAAGCCGCTCAAATCCATTCTTTCTGGAGCCTTTGCTGTCTATAAATGGGGCAAAGGTTTAAGAGGCGGGATGGGAGCAGGAACGAGCGGTGGTGTAATCGGCGGAGCTGGAGGAGCAGGGCGACCGCCAAGGAACCCAAGACCTCCTGAATATCGTCAGCCTTGGATCAATAGAGGTGAGCCGGTACGACCAACAACGCCAAACCAAGGGCGTGGCGGTGGATTGTTAGGTAAAGTCGGTAAAGGTGCAAAGAGCATCGGAAAACGTATCCCTATTCTCGGTACAGCAATAGCAGGTACAGAACTGCTAGGCATGAATAATGACAATAAAGGCGAGAAGATCGGTGGATTTGTCGGGAATCTAGGTGGCGGTATCGGTGGAGCGGCAATCGGAACAATGATCGCCCCTGGTATCGGAACAGCTATCGGTGGAGTATTAGGGAGCATCTTTGGCGGCGATCTCGGTAATTGGATCGGCAAGATGTTCGATGACGGAACCATCAAGAAGAAATGGGATGAGCTTGTCAAAGGTGCAGAAAATGCAGTCCAATGGATTAAAGAAACATGGAGCACTGTTTCCGGTTGGTTCAATGATAATGTTCTAACACCTATTACAACGTTCTTCGAAGATACATGGACCTGGATCACTGAGAAATGGGGTCAGCTTTCCTCTTGGTTTATGAATAACGTGTGGCTCCCTATTTATAACTTTGCAGTTCCAATCATCAACTTTGTGGTTGGTGTTTTTGTCGTTGCATGGGAATTGATTAGTACCGTCTGGGGAGCTGCATCAACTTGGTTTATGGATAACGTATGGACTCCGTACGGACAAATCGCAGTAGCTGCGATCACTCTTGTCTGGAACAAGATTGTTGAATTGTGGAACTGGATACAAATCACCTGGTCCGTTTTCTCTGCATGGTTTATGACTTACGTCTGGGAACCATTTGGAACAGTGGCAATTGAAGCCATTGTTTGGGTGTGGAATAAACTAACTGAGTTCTGGAATTGGATTCAATTCGTATGGGGCACATTTGCGGTATGGTTTGATACCTTCGTATGGCAGCCTTTTATCAATGTTGGATTGCCAGCCATCATGTTTATATGGAACCTGTTTAAAAGCACGTGGAACTGGATTAAAACCACTTGGATTATACTTGCCAAATGGTTTGATGAGTATGTGTGGCAGCCATATAAAAAATACGCGGAACCGGCGATTACCTTTGTGTGGGAAAAATTTGATGAAGCATGGAAAACGATCAAGGCTATATGGAAGACAGTAAGTAGCTGGTTTGAGAAGTATGTTTTTAACCCACTAAAAGATCATGCAGAAAAGTTAACCAGCACCTGGAAAGGTCTATTTGACATTGTTGGAAATGTATTCGGTAAAATTAACGAAGTTAGTGGAAAAGTTGCTAATGTCTTTATTAAAAAAGGTGAAGAAAAGACAAAGCTGAAAAAGAAAGAGAAACCAGCAAGTAATGCCACTGGTGGATATATCACAAAACCAACACTTTCATGGATCGGAGAAGCAGGAAAAGAGTTTGTCATCCCGACCGAAAACAACAAAGGGCGAGGGAAAATGTTGCTTGCACAAGCAGCATCTCACCTTGGAATGTCTGTTATGCCAAGCGGTGCATCACCAACCTCTCCAGCAAGCTCATCGTCTCCAATGAGACCGGCTGCTGCTTCATCAGTTTCCACTTCTGCAAGTGGATCGATATCAATTGGAGACGCGGCCAACGCATCAAAATATGGGGAACAGTTTAGCACTGACTTTGAAAAAGGGTTAAACAGCAAAGTCGTTTCACTTGAACAGTGGAAACAAGCTAATATTAAGCAGCCATTTACTCAAATTCAGGCAGAGACTCCGCAGTATGGAGCGCAAACTGTCTCCGGCTTTGCTGCAGGTCAAAACATGACACCAACTGGCACAGGTCAATTCTTAGATCAAAATGTAAGACAACCTTTCTTGAATGCTCGACAAGAGTCACCTACATGGGGAGCTGGACTAATTGACGCATTTAACAGCGGCATGCGTTCCAAAGGAAGTGAAGTGACACAGGCGGCCAAGGACATGGCCAAGAAAGTGGAGCAGGCGTTTAGGGAAGAGCTAGACATTCATTCTCCTTCACGTGTCATGATGAGCCTTGGGAAATTCGCATCAATCGGTGTCGTCAAAGGTCTTGATTCAGTTGATGTGAAGAAATTCGCAGAGAATCAAGCCGGTTCCTTAATCGCTGCATTTAGTGGCATGGGTGCATCTAACCTGAGTGTTCAACAATGGCTCATGGCTGCTCTAATGGCAACCGGCACATCAATGAGCTGGCTACCTGGTTTGATGACGATCGCACAGAATGAGTCACGTGGAAACCCGAAAGCGATCAACCTATGGGATTCAAACGCCAAGAGGGGAACGCCGTCTAAAGGATTGATGCAGACCATTGATCCGACATTTAACTCTAATAAAGTCAGCGGCATGAACGACATCTGGAACCCGATTCATAATGCTGCGGCAGCCATTAACTACATCAAAGGCAGGTATGGAAGTGTCTATAATACGCCTGGTCTTAGAAGTATCAGAAACGGTGGACCATATAAGGGTTATGCAAACGGTGGTCTAATCACGCAAGAACAAATCGCTAGAGTCGGTGAAGGAAACAAACGTGAATGGATTATTCCTGAAGAGCGTGGGATTCGTGGCCGCTACTTGTTGGCGCAAGCTGCACAGGCACTCGGAATGGATGTTTATGATCCGGCCAACGCTGCATCATCTGAACTTTCACAAGGGCAGGTGCAAACAGTAACAGCTGGCACAACGAATGCATCGTCTGCTTCTGGTGGATCAAAACAAGTCATTATCAATTTTAATGGTGATCAGCACTTCCATAATGGACAAGATGCAGATTCATTGGTTGAAAAAATCAAACGATCATTAGTTGAAGAACTAGAAGTAGAGATCAACACAGGAACGAAGGGAGTCGTGATCGATGGCTAAATCAAAATATCAATTATGGATTTCGCAAGGGAAGGACAAATTACGATTCCCAGTTCTTCCTGAAAAACTTGAACTAAACAACAACATACAAAATGAATCTATAAAAGTCTCAAAATTTGGCGAGCTCACATTCTTGGATGTACCAGGGGCTCGCCAAATTTCATTTACAGCCTTTTTTCCCAAGAAGTATACACCGATCGCTGAGTATAAAAGCATTCCATCACCAGAGAATGCGATAGCGAAAATTGAACGAATGATGCGTTCAAAGAAGCCTGTACGCTTTATCGTTACTGGAACCAAAATCAATATGCAATGCAGCATAGAAAGCTTTAATCATAATGAAGGTACGTATGACGTCGGTGATCGTGAATTCACGCTGCAGCTAAAAGAATACAAAACCGCATCACCTAGAAAAATCAAACGGAAAGCCAAAAAGAGCAGCAAAAAACGCAGCTCAAAAGGCGCACCAAAGATGTACACCGTTAAAAAGGGTGATACATTGTGGGATATTTCTGGTCGCTTCTATGGTGACAGCACAAAATGGCGGCGCATTTGGAATGCGAATAAAGCCGCGATGATCAAACGAAGTAGACGCAATATTAGACAACCAGGGCATTGGATTTTCCCTGGTCAAAAATTAAAAATACCACAATAGGGGGGCTGACATTGATTGAGCTTTTTGCCATCAGAAGCGGCACCATGTACGAGCTTGTGACAGAGAGCGTGACACTTCGGGGGCAAAGGTATCAGGCCCCTCGCTCAATACAAGCAACGATCGTGACTAAACAGGGCTCACAAAAATATTACAGCATCACAGAGGGTGACACTGTTCTTTTCAAGTGGAAAGGAAAAGAACTCTTTCGAGGTACAGTCTTTGCAAGAACGCCGAAGAATGAAAAGCTCACTTTTACTGCATACGACATGCTTCAGTATTTGGTGAAGAACCAGGATGTCTATGTCTTTTCCAATAAGAGAGCTGATCAGATAATGAAGCGGCTTGGTCAAGATTTTCAGATCCCGATGACGTCGATTGCTAACACTGGCCATGTCATTAAATCACTTGTATTCAAAAACGATACAAGCCTTTATGACATCATCTTGCAGGCTCTCAGGGAAACAAAAAAGCAAACAGGACGTAACTATCAAATCTATTCTGCTAAAGGAAAGATGGGGCTTAGAGCATGGCCTGATCCGTCCGAAGTATGGGTCATTGAATCAGGCGTGAATCTCATTGATTATCAGTACAGCACCTCGATTGAGGAAACGGCCACACGTGTGAAGATGAGAGCAACACATGTGGAAAAAATCAAAGTTTTAAAGAAGGAAAAAAAGAAATCGAAGTCAACTGATAAGGACAAAGAGAAAGATAAAAAAACGACTAAAACCACGAAGCCGAAAACTGTCACTCAAAAGAAAGAGATTGAGATGCTGGCTGTGGCGAATGATAGTTCTGCAAGAAGCAAATATGGAATTCTTCAGCACGTGGAAAGAGTGTCAGGAGAGATCAACAAAGCACAGCTGCAAAAGAGAGCGGATGTCCGACTGGCTCAGAAGAAAGGCGTAAAAAAAGAACTGAAAAGCATCCAAGCTCTAGGTATTCCTGGATTACAAAGTGGTATGCCAGTACGCATCATCATCCCTGATATCGGCATCAAAAAAACGTACTGGATCGATCAAGACAGTCATGAATTTAAAGGAACCAAACACACCATGACGATCGATGTCGTTGAAAAGAACACAATTCCAACGGGGAATCAGTCATGAAACTAAGCGATGCAATCAAGCGATTGGCCGTCGATGCGGTTGATGCACAATCGCCAATGGAATTGATACTCGGTGATGTTGTGTCTGTTTCTCCTCTTAGTGTTAGGCTCAACGAAAATGACAAACTCATCATTCCTGAAGAACTCTTTATCTGGCCAGCCCGATTAGATGAGGGGGAAGATGATGAGCTAGAAGAAGGCGATAGTGTCATGGTCCTTGCGATGACAGGCGGTCAGATGTTTTACATCTTAGATAAAGTAGTAGGAGGTGGTTCATGATGGCACTCTCTCCAGAAGAAGAAATTGAAGATTTCGAGGAGGATGAAGAGGATATTGTTGAACCTTCGACCACCTACCGTATCGACTTCGAGTTAGGACGTCTAACCAATGAAAAGATCAATGGTCTTGGTGCCATTCGCCAATTTGTCTATATGGCCCTTAGAACTGAACGATATTCGCATGCTGTTTATAGCCATGACGTAGGATGCGAAGTGCAGGAAGCTGTTTCTGATGAAGAATCAACGGACGAATACAAAGAGATGGAGATTCCGCGGTTGATAGAAGAGGCTCTTTTAGTTGATGAAAGAATTGAAAGTGTGCAAGACTTCGAGATTACGAAAGAAGGGGCAACTTTTAAAGTGGTCTTCAATGTTGTCACAGATGAAGGAACCTTAGAGATCGAGGAGGTGATTGGCGAAGATGTTTGAAGAACAGTCTTATGAAGCCATCATGGAACGCATGCTGGAGAGAATACCTGATGACATAGATAAAAGAGAAAACAGCGTCATATGGAACGCATTGGCTCCTGCAGCTGCGGAACTTGCTCAATCTTATATATGGCTAGATCAGGTATTCGATCTTGTCTTTGCGGATACAGCACAGGGAGAATTTTTAGATAGACGAGCTGCTGAAGTGGGGATCACTCGTAAAGCGGCCACAAGTGCTGTATGGTCCGTTGATGTGACACCTAAAACTATCAGAATACCAACTGGATCAAGGTTCTACATTGATAATCTATATTTTCAGTTTGAATCTGATGGAACTTTGAAGTGTGAAACAGCGGGTTCTATAGGGAACGGGAATTTTGCAGAGCTACCGCTCCTGTCACTCGATAACATACCAGGTTTAGAATCAGTCATTTTCGAGGAGCTGAAAATACCTGGTCAAGAAGAAGAAGACGATGAAGCGCTGTATGAACGGTACTTGATGAGGGCAAGGCGGGAGGCTGTCAGTGCCAACAAAGCTCACTATAAAAAGTGGGCTGAAGAAGTAGAAGGAGTTGGCAGGGCGAAGGTGTTTCCGCTTTGGAATGGTGAAGGTACAGTGAAAGTTGTCATCACAGATGGTAATTTTGATGTTGCGACGGATCTGCTCGTCAATAAGGTTCAAGAATACATTGATCCGGTTCCAGGGGAAGGGGAAGGCCAAGCACCAATCGGGGCTACTGCCACCGTTGAAAGCGCCAAGTGGAAAGATGTTGAGGTGTCCGTATCGGTGGAGCTTAAAATGGACTATTCACTTGAAGATGCTCAACAAGAAATAGAAGAGAAGATCAAGGACCTCTTGAAATCACTTGCCTTTGAAGAAAATGTGATCAGAATGTCAGCGATTAATGACATTTTATATCATGCGGATAGTGTCTCTGATTATGCGGATGTCTTGATAAACGGCGAAGCCAAAAACTTGCCCCTCCAAGACATTGAAATCCCGCGTCTAGGGCAGGTGAACGTCATTGAGCAAGCTTGATGAAATGAAGTCTTATCTCCCTGCCTATCTAACGGAGATCACTGAATTTGATGAATTAATGAAATCCGAAGCCCCTGAAATGGAAAGGCTAGACGATTCTATTTTTGATATGACTGATCAGCTTTTTCCGCTCACTGCGACGTGGGGGCTTAATCGATGGGAAAGGATGCTGAAGGTGCAGCGTGAGTCAGGTGATTCTATTGAGCTGCGCAGGGCACGTATATTGAATCTCATGTCCAACATTCCACCGATCACATACGCATCTTTAGAAAGGGCTGTGAATCGCTTTCTGAAGAATCCTAGCGCAGTGGTTCGTCTAACAACTGGCCGCTATCATTTTTCCCTTCGTGTTAATTTGGATGACCTGCAGAACACCAGATACATTGTGGAGACGGTTGAAAACTTAAAGCCTGCACACCTGGCTTACAAATTCACAAGCGTTCATCATACTGATGTTCATGAAATCAAAGATTATCGTAACCGGCTCACACTGCGCAGCAGAGTGGGCTTTTTTGATCACATCCCGATCCTGCTTAATGGGGAGTTTTTGCTGAATGGAACTTTTTATTTGAGTGGATCGCGCAATTCAACAGATATTCCAGAGCGCTTCAGGCAATCTTTAAAACTGGCCATGAAGCTCAAAAAAGAAATGAAAGTTCTTGGACGTACAAGATATGTCATGATAGGAACCAAAAACGAAACGGATCAACAAGCAGCTCTCACACTTCGATCTCGCTTCAATCATGTTAGGAAAGAAAAAAAGAAAATGACATTCCGCATGGCTGTTCATGTATCAAATAATCAGAGTGGTAGTGTCGTTATCAAACAGAAATATTGGACGCTTGATGGATCAGTACCGCTAGACGGTTCAAAATATCTAGCTGCCACGTCCAAACAAATAGATTTATAAAGGAGGATCATAATGGCTGATCAATTAACCGTAACAACGCTTTATGCTCGGCAACAAATGGCGAAGGCTAGAGCGGAGGGAACGAAGCTCACGAAAGTGGTTAAGATGGCTTTCGGAAAAGGTGGAACGAAGGACGGAAAACCAATCTCTCTGGATGGAACAGAACAAGAGTTAAAGAGTGAACTTGTTCAAAAGGACATTGATTCCTATAAATTCATGGAGCCGGCGAAAATCCGCTACACCTGCACGATCGCCGAAGGAGAACTGGCAGGAGAAGTGATCAACGAAATAGCACTTGTCGACGAAGACGGCAAATTCACCGCCATCCGCACCATGACAGACAAGCAAAAAGATGGTGACATTGAATTCATCTTTGAGATTGATGACATCTATTAAGAAAGGAGCGATCGTTGATGGACATTAAATCTCCTAAAGTGTTTGAAACAAGCGACAAAGCTCATGCAGATTTGTTCAATGAAATGGTTAAAGTGTTGCTTGAAAATGATACTGGACTGTTAGATCAACTCGGTGGCCATATAGACGATACCAAGCCGCATGCATCTGAAGCAGAGAAGAAGAAATGGAATGAATCGCAGCTATATAAAATCACAGCTGATGACGGCAAATACTTGATTTCTGTTCCAGCTGACAAAAATATTTATGATGCGATTAAAGACAAAGGGACCTGTACCTTTATCGCTTCTCCAGGTGTAGAAGATTCCCCAGCGCCCAGCAATGCCTATTTGAGAGGAATACAGACTGTTGGCCAAAACAACATCGGTACCGGTTTTGCGGTAGACACGTCAGGTAATGCGTATTACTTCTACTATAATTCTAGCCATATATCTATCACTTGGACGCAGCTACCGACAGTTGCCGAAAGGAATAGATGGAATAATGGTCAATTATATAGGCTTACGCCAAACGATGGTAGAGTTGCAAGGGTTCCAAATGGTACCGATATATTCAAATTACCGACAGGTCCTTACATGGGAGCTCAACTCCTTAATGCTCCAGTAGAAAATGATACAAGTTTTTATTATGTTGATGTTTTTGAAACTGCGTATGAACAAAACGAAGTCATATATAAACGCATTATTGCTACAAGATCATTTGATAACATAACTTGGATTGGCACATTCCATGCTCAAGGTTTCAAAGGGTGGGAGAGAATTACAACCAGTAAAGATGCAAAACTCGACTGGAAGTTACCGACTATCAGAAACGGATGGAAAACATATAAGTCTGAGGTCAATAATGACTATCGGGTTCGCGTTGCAAAGGATGCGATGGGCATTGTTCATGTTACTGGAGCCATCACAGGCGGTACACTTGGGGATGTTGGTGCGTTTATGTTGCCAGAAGGGTGTGAACCGCCTTTCCCTCTCTATAATGTTGGCATCGCTTCTAGTACCGGTGGTTTTAAGGGACCGCAATTTAGTAGACAGTATATCGCTACAGATGGACGTTTCTGCATACAAGACACGAGTAGTAATACTGAGTTTATTGTCGTGAATTGTATGTTTAAAGCAAAGGAGTGATTTTATGAAGCCAATATACGCCTATGATGAAAATTTTAAGTATATACCTGGTGGGGATAAAGAAATACCCGATGACGCTGAAATTCCAGAGGGGTTTACAGACGTTCAACCTCAAGAAGGGTTGTACATCGCGAAATACAATCCCACAAGTAAGACATGGAGCGAATCAGCAACCCAAGAATACATTGATAGCTTACAAATAGAGCAACCGCCGTATGATATTGATTTACTTAAACAGCAAAATGCAGTCTTAACTAAACAATTGACTGAACTGTCAAAGGAAGCAGCTGCAGCTAAATTGCGTGAGGCACAGATGGCAAAACAACTGGCTCAATTAATGACTGAGATTCAGGAGATGAAGGGTGGTGAAAAATCATGATATATCCAACAGTTGCGGATATAAAGCAGTTTTGGGATTGGAAGTGTTACGGTCCTGAAGACATTGCCTTTTATGTAGAAATCGGTTGGATTAATAAAGAAGACTATCAAGACATAACAGGAGAACAATACGAAGCCTAGAGGGGCTTTTTATTTTGCCTTCTTTAAGGAGGTGGACAAAGTGGAGGAGTAGGTGAGTATGGTGGAAATGGATTTGGCTCAATATTTGATGACACAAGGACCCTTTGCGGTTCTTTTTTGTTGGGTGCTGTTTTACGTATTAAACACAACAAAGGAAAGAGAAAACAAGCTCAATGAACAAATCGAAGCGCAAAATGAAGTGTTAGCAAAGTTTAGTGAAAAGTATGATGTCGTGATCGACAAGCTCGACAAAATTGAACGGAATTTAAAATAGGAGGGAACATTTATGAAAAACTTCGACAAAGGCACGGTGATCCGCACGGTGCTTCTATTTATGGCATTGATCAACCAAACGTTAATTCTATTTGGCAAGCCAATCTTGCCGATCAGCGAGGATCAAGTCACTTCGTTGGCTGAGACATTGTACCTTGCTGGCTCAATGATCTTTACAATCGTAACAACACTGGTGGCATGGTTTAAAAACAACTATGTGACTGACAAAGGCAAGTTACAAAAAGAAATCCTGAAACAAAAAGGATTAACGAAGTAAGGAGCTGCCACGAGGTGGCTCTTTTTATATTAAATTGATCAAAGGAGACGATGAACGTGGTAAAAATCATTAAAGATTTTATTCCGAAAAGCAACAAGAACCGTCCTGGCAACTATATGAAACCTTTATATATTACGGTTCATAACACAGCTAACACAGCAAAAGGGGCAAACGCAGCGAGTCACGCATCGTTTGTGAAACGATCTAGTACAGGTGTAAGCTGGCACTATACGGTGGATGAAAATCGCATCTATCAACATCTGCCGTTAAATGAAAACGGATGGCATGCAGGAGATGGCCGAGGAACCGGAAACATGAAGTCAATTGGAATTGAGATTTGTGAAAACGCAGACGGTAATTTTGAAAAAGCGGTTGAAAATGCTCAATGGCTCATTCGAAAGCTGATGACAGAACAAGGCATTCCATTGGCAAATGTTGTGCCACATAAGAAATGGAGCGGCAAGAACTGTCCGCGCAAGTTGTTGAATCGTTGGGATTCATTCAAAGCGGGTATTGCAACCGCTCATACAGGGAAAAAGACAACAGCGAAGCCGGCGACACCTGTAAAAAACACACCATCCAAGCCAAAAGCGAGTAAGCCTAAAAAGTCGTTTAACTTACCATCTGGCATCATTAAAATAACAAAGCCTTTGACAAAGGGCGCTGGAGTAAAAGCATTGCAGGAGGCTCTGGCTGCTGTGTATTATTACCCGGACAAAGGCGCAAAAAATAACGGTATTGATGGCTACTATGGTCCAAAAACAGCAAATGCGGTCAAGCGATTCCAGCTTATGAATGGACTTACTGCTGACGGCATTTACGGACCAAAAACGAGAAACAAATTACAAAGTCTCATAAAATAATTAATAGTCGGCGACTTCTTAAATCACCAAAGTTTTTCAATAAAAGAGAGGTATTTTTTACAAAATTATGCTATTCTTATGAAGAAAAACTCTAGAGAGGGTGTACCCTTGGTGAATTTTTTTTATAGCAGACGATTATGGTTTACTGTGCTAATTCTAATAGTAGGACTAGCATCAGTTCTTTTATATTCTAATTGGCGAATACTTCTTTCAAATTGGTTAGACACTCTAAAATACACTTTCGCTATTGTTGGTTTGATCTCAACTTTATATAATTACTGGAATAAATTTAATACATTTATTACTAGGATAAAAATTATATTGTTTAACTCCAGTTCAAAATGGAGTGCACAGACCTCATATAAAGGCGAGTTTGATGACTCTATTTTAAATAAAGTAAGAGCTAAATTATTACAAATCGAAGGATCTAGTTCTTTTAATTTTGTCAACAATCATATGTTTACCATAAACATAGAGGGAATACATTTCCAGTTTGATTATATTGATAGAGAAGATGATGATGGAAATGAATTTGGGAAATTAGTTTGCAAAATCGATGATTTTTATTGCTCGTATGACCAATCAATTAAAATTTTTCAGAATCAATTGACACCAATTTTTAGGATGATTGAAAAGGAAACCAATGCTAAAGATAATTTATACACATTTAAAATTAAGTTTAAAGGAAAAAACCCTTTCTTAAGTCTTATCACCAAAAATGTGGACACTAGGAAAATAAATAGTTTGTGGTATAATATGGATTATGATACCAAAAATGGAAAGAAATCAGTTAAGGTCACTGATGCTTCTATAGAGTGTACAACTAATGATATTACTGATTTTCAGAATGCTAGTATCAATTTTATTTCTTTGGTGGGGGATTAA